AAATTAAACCAAGCTAATACCCACCAGTATTGAGGGCTCCCATAAAATTCATCAGCCAAATTGAAATATTTTACACCAACGCCCCAATTTCGTGTTATAATGCTAATATCTTCCAGATCTTCCGCACTGGGGTAAACCATGTCCGGAGTATTGTATTGTTCGATTACGTCTACTCGTCTCTTTTGAAAAATAGCCGAATTGGCATATTGAAATGTTTTATTTCTTAATATTTTTCTTTCATCATATCTTGATGTGGGCATTATTAGGTAATTCCTTGCTTTTTATCCAAATTCATTTACACCATCGTTCTCAAATGTTGACTTTACTGTTGATTGGAATTTTTCATTCTCTTCTTCCTTTTTCGCTTGATGTGCCTTTTCAGCTAGCTTGGCGGCCTCATCAAAGTCACCGCCGAGTTGAGCATATAGAGTCGATTGAGCGGCGAGTTGATCTGCAGACAATTTCGATAATTTTTTGTTTCTATTTTTATTGGCCGCGGCGGATTTTTTAGCTTTAATATTTTTTGGCGCGTTCTTTCCTTTAACCCCAGAAGTAGTGTTCTTATTTGCACTCGGGTCGGGGCCCGGAGTGGAGGTACCTTGGCCTTGGGCCGCTGGCGGGAGTTGGGTGCCCGCACTTATAACTCCATATGGATACGAGGTGTTGGTGCCTTTCCGACCGTCTTGAAAGTCTCCACCGTTGACCATGGCGCCTACTAAACCTTCATGGAGAACTTGTATACGTAGCACAATATTAACATTTGAAAATAATAACTTAGTACTTGAGCCCAATTGATCTAAATTATTAGAAAAATATTGAGCCTGATCCTTTGCTTGAAATCCTGGGTTAATTTCTATGGCACCGTTAATATAGCCTTCTAAATACTGTCGTGTACCACCGATGACGTTTAAAAATTTAAATCTAAAATAAGGTGGCGCCGCTAACACCGGAACACTGCTAACTGTGGTATAAGTCGGATATTGATATTGAATTAATTTTTGAATATTGCTCATGTTTACGACTGCTTCCCGTCGATCATCAGAAACAACACGAAATCCTAATGTTAAACTTCTATCAGTTCCGGAATAATTTGACATGGGATCCATGCGTCCATAAACATTTGTCGGTGTCCAGCGGGGCGTATAGGAGTCATTAAATTCGGTTATAATACTATTAAAAAATAAACTCTTTGCCCCTTTAAGATGCAGAGGGGTGATTTTTATTATCTTATGCGCAGGATCGCTACCGTTTGTTTTTGTTACAGGCATATTATAATTAGCTGCTAACTAAAAATTAAATTGAATTTTTCATCTAGAATACGATTTACTGTAGTTTCAACATCTTTATTAACTGTTTTGTGGATATTAGTTGTTGCTAGAGCTTTTCCTTCTTTGGTAACCAAGTTAACAGTCAACTTAAGTTCTGTTGGACCACTCGTTGCTCCAGACACTCTGTCGCCTGTTCCCAACATTCTTTGAGTTCGGTGCGATATCATTTCCGGTTTTTCACCCACGGTAGCCATCGTTGGTTTACTTATATAAGTTTGCTCGCCTTCAAAAGCGCTGTAAATGGCTGCGCCGGCGCCGATTGCTGCTCCGACCCCCATGCCCAGTAGGCCGAAGCCGGAACCAGCCAGCGCTCCACTGGCCGCGCCAGTTAAAATTCCGCCGGCTTTCCAGCCGGCTCCCTCTTGTTTGGCCATTTCAACGCCGGCCATGACGCCCATGGCCCCTATTCCGGCTTTAGCTAGTTTGCCAAAGTGGCCAGCGAGGCCCGTAACTTTTCCCCCCAATGAGGATAGGGCGCCTCCGGCGCCGGTTGAAGCGGAAGGGATGTTTCCAAGTAATGATGCCACCGAGCCTAATCCTCTAGACATCATGGCTAAACCTAATATAATAGGACCACCTTGAGCTAATATTGGCGCTAGGGCGCCCAAAGAACCCACTAGTGTGTTAAAACCTTTTATAAGATCAGTAAGAAAATCTGCTATCGGTTGTAGGGCTTTGGCTAAATCACTTTGAGCTTTCGCCAGACTTTCAGCTGAAGTTTCCCCGTCTTTTTGATCTTTGTTCATAAGTTGAAGAGCATCGGATACTTCACCACCTTCAGCGGCGATCTTCTGAAGTTCTGCGGTCGAAATCTTACCTAACTTTTTCATATCTGACGCAGAGAGTCCTACGGCTTGACTTAACACTTTCATTTGAGAGCGACTAATATTATCGATTTCTATACCACTTTCTTGAAGGGTTTGTTGTAATTTAATGAAACCAGCCACAGGCCCCTCAACTTCATACTCATCCATTACCTGCATCAGATCGATACTAGTTCCAAAAACAGCATTAAGTTGGGAGCCGGCCGTTAGCGCCCCTTCAAAAGTGGAAAGCTTTTCCAGAGAACCAAACATTGCGTCCATACCAATACCAACTTTATCTTGAATATTGGCAAGATTTAAGAACTCAGTACCTACGTCTGGTAGTGAAAATTTAGCCAAATTGTTGGCTTGGGATGTAAAATCGCCCAGTGCTTTATTCACGTCCAAATTCATTCTTTTAGCCATCAGGCTCATTGAGGCAGTCAGTTTATTTGCTTGTTCCGGTGACTTTCCAAATGTTTGAACCAGATTGTTCATTGCGACGGCGCTCGTTGTTGCCGCGACACCAAGTCGTCGTTCCAATGTCTTAGATAATTCTGTTACCGAAGTTTGATCCGCTTTTGACATTTGGCGAAAAGCCGCCGAGGATTGGCGCAACGTTTTATATGTTTCCATCAGTTCTGAGCGAGTAAATCGCGTTCCGTCAGACAAAGTGGTCATCCGTGATTGAAATTCATCTAGTTCGTCGGCAGAAAGTACACCCACTTGACGAGCCACCATTCGAGATTGATCAAAAAATGCTTGTCCCTTTTGTAAAGTTGCCATAACACCAAAAGTTTGTTTTGTATAATCGAGGCCAACACGCATTGCTTCGCCGAACTTGGCGGCCGCGGAGCCCATTAAATTAACCCCTGTTACTGATTTTGATAATGTTTTTGCAAGATCCTTAGTGTATTTAAGTGGAGTCTGAAGATTTTTTCCTAATTGTTGGGTTTGTTTGTTTATGCCTAAGTATTTGCCTAGCCAGTCACCACTTGTTTGATTAATTGATGCAGTATAATCTTTTATATCATCTGTTTGTTTACGTATCTGTTTAAGCTCTTTGACTTGCGCCCTCAGATCCTGTAAAATATCTTCCGTATATCCCTTTTCTTCTTGCTTTTTTTTGGTTAGCTTTTCAACACTTTCTAAATGTTGTTTAACTAAATCTAATCTTTTGCGTTTTTCAATTAAAATCTTTTCTTCATCGCTTAGAATATTTTCATAGTCTTTCATTTCTTCTTCGCGATAAGCAGTAAGCTTTTCTTCTAAGCCAATACGCTGTTCTAGAAGTTCATTAAGTTTTTGTTGTTGTTCGGGGGTGAGCGCCATTTATGTGTTACCCTAAAGGCCACTTGAGACCGGTTGTTTTTTCAAAGTTGTGGATGGACTTTTCAAGTTCTAATTTAATATCTGGGAGCGTTTCAGCGCCTAGGCCATTTTCTAAGTATTCCAAGGCATATTCTTTTTCTTTTTTTATTGTATCTACGAATGCTTCAACATCATCTTTAGAACCCTTGATCACAACCTTTGTCTTCTCTTCTTCCGTTTCTTCTAAATTTCTCAGCAAAGGCTGTGACATTACATGTTTTAAAACATATTTTACATCTGCTGCCCATTGGGCTACAAAAGATTCATTAAGTTCGGTTGATTTAAGTTTGGAAAAGTCAATATTAACGGTTGTTAGCATAGCTGTGGCTCCTAATATATATAAATAGTATTATAAACAGTATTAACGTCGAGAAGCTTTAGCATGCATTTCTTCGGCAGCGGAGCGCTCATTTTCTTTTTGTTTAACAGTCTTTTCGACAAACCAGCGTCGAAGACCAACGGGAAGGTTATATAACTCAGTGATGGACCAGTTGCCAACATAATTCATAAAGAACATCTGTTCATAGATATCCTTAATATAATCAGACGTCAGGCCAAAAAAACCCCGCATTAAGGGGCACCTCCATTTCAAAAGCTTCGTTACAATTAGTACACTCTGTTTCTTGACACATATCCACATCCGGCATTACTGCCAAATATGCCTTTTTGAGAACAGACGCATCCAAAATGGGTAATGCTTCTAGGGCCCGGGCCACATAAAAAGGATCTCTTTCTTGATTAATAGAGGTGGTAATTCCTTTTAATAAATTAAGTGAGCCTCCCTTTTTATTAGCAGCCATCTGTGCTTCGTCTCTCGAAGTTAATAATCGAAATTCTACCACAAATTTACTCTGAGGGAGCGTGATGATAAAAGTATTATGTTCGGTTTTTTCTACCGCGGCGACGTCAGTTGGTTCTTTGGTGTTTAGCTCATTTAAATTAAAAACAGTAGAAAATGTACTGTCACAGTTTTGACATTGAGCTTCTACTGTGTAGTCTGCGCCGTAGCCAAACACACGCGAAGCTATCAACAAAGCATTCTTATCTCCAATTAATAGATCGTCCACATTAATCCTTTTGTCAACAATAATACTTTGAAGCATTCTGTCTAAAGCAATTCCCTTTTTAAGCAACGTAGCAGAAGTTAAAATATCTTCTTCTTTCGCTGTCATGTGCTTGATTTCAATACTAGATGCCCCGCACAAAGGATGTCCTGCTGCATAATATTCTCCATTGCTCGGAAGATCTACGACCTCCGTTGGTATGATGAAGTTGAAGGGTGTAGTTTGTGGTTGCACATTTTGTGGTGGGGGCTGCGCAGTCGGGGGAGCCTCCGCAGGGGCGTTTGCTGTGACGCGACTTTGATTTCTAGACATAAAAACCTCTCTAATATTTACGTTATTATATAATATATAGTTTTTTATTTAAATTTTAAGATATCAGTCTATGCTGTGCGTAATCATATCTAATTCCTAAAGAAAGGGTTACTATTTCTTCGGCGCCGTAATTACTTTGGCCAAAATTGACATCAATAATAAAAGGATTAATCAGCACCCACTCTTCAATTGATTTTCCCCTATCATCGATCTGAGTTAAAGTTATTTGACCACCTAGGGCGGCGCTGAGTTGCTTTTTTTCAAAAGCTCCGCGCGGCTTGTTGACGGTGGCATCTTGATAACCGCCTCTTTTTAAAATGTTATATAATTTATAAGTATTATTATCATTTTTGTCTTCCATGTCACTAATTGTTATTTCAATAGGGTTCCACGACAAAAGGCCCGGATTGTAATTGATATCATTAAGCCAAATATATTCACTCTGTGCGATCTCAAAAGAAGGCTTTTGAAAAGTACGTAAAGAATAAGTGGTTATAGTATATTGGGCTATGCCGAATGAAGCATACCACCTAAAAGATAATTTAGGTGATGATTCTGGTTGTGACCAAAAAGCCATTTTGATTCCTTATTATGGAGTTAACAGCGACGGTTCGGGACTTTCCGATGAGAAGGTGGCATAATCGTAACGAAGAGTTACGGAGTTAATAACCAGTTCTTCACTACCATAATCTAACTGTCCGTAATCAACGTTAGTGAAAAAACAATTAGCCAGTGACCATTCTTCGATTAATTTGCCATCGGCATCAATTTGAGAAATAATAGGAGTGCCAACAGCAACCACAAACCTCTCTTTGCTAAAAGAGGAGAGAGCTATTTCTTCATTTTTTGGCACGCGGTAGCCGGCGCGGACAAACATATTTGTAATGGCAACCGATTGATCGGGCACTACAGGATCAACAAAGGTAACATCAACAGTATTCCACGTCACTCTGCCGGGATAATAAAATGTATGAGCGACGAATTGATGAGGTACTTCGCTTATAGTGTAAGAAGGTTTTTTAACAGTCTTAATGGCATAAGTTTCTAGCTTTTCTGCTTGTCCAGCCAACGTAAAAAACCATCGGAAACTTCTTTTCGGTTCCACAGATGCTTGACTCCAAAATCTTTCGCTCATTTCTTTTATTCTCCCTTTGTATTAAATAGTATAATTAAAAATTAATCCTCAAATGCGGCGCCATCATCAGTTAGAATAAAGTCAATAGCGATATATTCAATTGCTCTTGCCGGCTGTATATAAATTTGAGCGTAAACAATGTTACGGTCAATCAAATCCGGGGTAGTGGTGGTTTCATCCAACACCATCTTAAATCGCGTAATACCCAAACCAGCTTGGACACCGCGAAGGAAAGGTTCAACCTGTCCTTTAAAACGATTCCACGTGACACGAACGTTTTGATCAAATAAAATAGTGGATGCATAACGCGAAATTTGACGCTTCAAATAAATCATCAATCTTCTTACATTAATCCTATCTAATGCTGAATGTGTCGCTTGTAGTGTCTTCTGTCCGAAGATAACAATACCTTCTGCGGGAAAAGAAGCAATTGGATTGATTCTGTTTTCATAAAGGGTATCACGATCTCTAGAACTGAGTTTTTCGACAACGCCGATGACTGGGATTCCGCCGCGGCCTTCGGAAAGTCCACCGCGAGTGAAGCCGGCTGGCGCAAACCATAATTCAGCTGCTTTTTGTCCGTAGGACATCGCACCAATGGCAGGTACCGAGGGGGGTGCCCAAACGGTCTGACCACTAGTACTATCCTTAATTTGTACCCATGGATAATAAGTTGCT